GATCAGTGGGAAGTGGTTGAGTTCCCTGCGATTCTTAACGAAAAACCACTTTGGCCCGACTTTTGGGGTATCGACGAGTTATTGGCGAAGAAGGCTTCGATGGACGTGCGCTATTGGCAGGCACAGTACATGCAGCAGCCGACCTCGGAGGAGGGTGCGCTCCTCAAGCGGGAGTGGTGGCAGGTGTGGGAGGGAGACAATCCACCCCCGTGCGAGCACATCATCATGAGTCTCGACGCAGCCCAAGAGAAGTCGAACCGGTCGGACTTTAACGCCCTGACAACGTGGGGAGTTTTCTTTAATGAAGAGACAAAAAACTACAACATAATCCTGCTCAACTCGATCAAACAGCGGCTTGAGTTCCCCGAGTTAAAGGCGATGGTGCTGGAGGAGTACAAGGAGTGGAACCCGGACACGTTCATCGTGGAGAAGAAATCCAACGGTGCGGCGCTGTACCAAGAGTTCCGTCGCATGGGCGTGCCGATTAGTGAGTTCACGCCGGGTAAGGGTCAGGACAAGATCAGCCGAGTTAATGCGGTGTCAGACTTGTTTTCTTCAGGTATAGTCTGGTGTACTGACCATAGGTGGGCCAGAGAAGTAGTCGAGGAGTGCAACGACTTCCCGAGCGGTACACATGACGACTTGGTGGACTCTACTACTCTAGCCCTTCTGCGTTTCAGGCAGGGTGGGTTTATTCGACTTCCGTCAGACGAGCCTGAGCCAACTAAGTGGTTTAAGAGCCATAGGCGTGAAGGATATTACTAGGAGATATTAGATGGCTGCAAATATGGATAAAGGTCTGTATGAGGCTCCGATGGGTTTGGATGCTCTTGCAGCCGATGAAAATTCAATTGAGATTGAGATTGTTGACCCGGAAGAGGTCAGAATTGGCATCGATGGGGTAGAGATTGAGATTGGCAAAGACCGCCCAAGCGCTAAAGACTTCAACGCCAACCTCGCTGACTTTATAGACGAGAATGAACTTCAACTGCTCTCCTCTGAGTTAATCGGGGATTACGAGCAAGACCTCTCAAGCCGCAAAGATTGGCTTGATACCTACGTTAAAGGTTTAAAGATTCTTGGTATTCGGTACGAGGATCGGACAGAGCCGTGGCCGGGTGCGTGCGGTGTGTTCCACCCGCTCTTGATGGAGAGCGCGGTCAAGTTCCAGTCTGAGACGATCATGGAGACCTTCCCTGCAATGGGGCCGGTCAAGACCAAGATTATTGGCAAGGAGACGGCAGAGAAGAAAGATTCGGCCATTCGCGTTGCGGATGACATGAACTATCAGTTGACTGAGGAGATGAAGGAATACCGCCCAGAACATGAGCGACTCCTCCTCTCATTAGCCCTCTCCGGTAACTCATATAAGAAGATCTATTACGACCCGTCGTTGGGTCGGCAGACTGCGGTCTATATCCCCGCTGAAGATATTGTGGTGCCGTATGGCGCTGCCAACATTGAGTCAGCCGAGCGTGTTACGCACCGGATGCGTAAGACCAAGAATGAGGTTAAGAAACTTCAGTACGCCGGGTTCTATCGTGATGTGGACTTGGGCGAGCCCATGCGCGTCATGGACGAGGTGGAGAAGCAGAAGGCTGAGGATCAAGGGTTCTCAGCGTCTATGGACGACCGGTTTCAGTTGCTTGAGATGCACGTCAGTTTGGATCTCAAAGACTATCCGGACGTTGACGACGACAACAACGAGACCGGGATTGCACTGCCTTACGTAGTGACGATTGAGAAGGGTACGGGGACGGTTCTAGCGATCCGTCGCAATTGGAAAGAAGATGATGAACTCAAGCAAAAGCGACAGCACTTTGTTCATTATGGTTACATCCCCGGATTCGGGTTCTACTACTTTGGTCTCATCCACCTTATCGGTGGACACTCTAAGGCAGCTACATCTCTTCTTAGGCAGCTTATCGACGCAGGAACACTCAGCAACCTTCCGGGTGGCCTCAAGTCACGTGGGCTTAGAATTAAGGGAGACGATACGCCTATTGCTCCGGGAGAATTCCGAGACGTAGACGTACCAAGCGGTGCGATCCGCGACAATATTCTCCCTCTCCCCTATAAAGAACCTAGCCAAACTTTGGCTCAGTTGATGGACCGAGTGGTCGAGGAAGGACGCCGCTTCGCTGCGGTGTCGGACCTTAAAGTCTCGGACATGTCATCGCAGGCTCCGGTGGGCACCACGCTCGCCATTTTGGAGCGAGTGTTGAAGGTGATGTCGGCTGTGCAGGCCCGCATTCACTACACGATGAAGCAGGAGTTCAAACTCCTTGCTGCGATTATTCGAGATTACACTCCGGACGAATACTCATACGAGCCGGAAGTTGGTGGACGTAAGGCTAAGAAGTCTGACTACGATAACGTCGATATTCTGCCCGTCTCTGATCCAAATGCGGCTACGATGTCGCAAAAGGTTGTGCAGTACCAAGCAGTGCTCCAACTGTCGCAGACTGCTCCAGAAATTTATGATCTCCCCTATCTTCACCGTCAGATGATTGAAACGTTAGGCATCCGAAACGCCAACAAGATTATCCCGGTGGAGGAGGAACTTAAGCCTGTAGACCCCGTGACAGAAAATATGAACCTCATGAACAGCAGACCTGTGAAGGCGTTCTATTACCAAGATCACGAGGCACATCTACAGGTTCACATGATGGCTATGCAGGATCCGAAAATCATGCAGGTTGTGGGTCAAAACCCGCAGGCTCAAGCTATCATGGCCGCTGGCGCTGCTCACATTATGGAGCACGTCGCTTTTCAATACCGCAAGGAAATCGAGAAACAATTGGGAGCAAATCTCCCGCCGATGCCCGATGCGGAGAAGGACGAGAATTTCCTGCCAGAAGCAGCCGAGATTCAGATCTCTCAACTTGCCGCAGCAGCCGCTGCCAAACTGCTCCAGAAGGATCAGGCCGAAGTCCAACAGCAACAGGCCCAGCAACAGGCTCAAGATCCTGTTATCCAGATGCAGCAGATGGAACTTCAACTCCGACAACAAGAGTTGCAGATCGAAGCACAAAAATTGCAGCTTAACGCTCAAATCCAGCAGCAGAAGTTGCAACTTGATGCTCAGGTCAAAATGGCTGATCAGCAGCGCAAGGAAAAGGAGTTGCAGATTGATGCGGCTCTCAAGGCTGACGAGATCGAACTCCGTCAGACCGAGATATCAAATCGTCAACAAATTGAAGCAGCCAGAATGGGCGCAGATATCCAGAAGCACAAGGCATCCCTCTCCGCCAAACAGCAGGCAGATGGAGTCCGCATGGGTATCGACATCGCCAAGGCCAAAGAATCTGCTGAATTTCAGCGCAACCGCCCCCAAAAGGGCAAGTAGGAGTAAATGAGTTATACAACCCCTCTTGAATACCTCAAATCAAAAATTGAGGACGAACGTTCTAATGTCGTGTCTTTTCTGTCTCAAGGCACGCTGAAGGACATCGAAGAGTACCGAAGATTGTGTGGAGTCATTCAAGGTCTTGACGCCGCCAAAGTTCTAATTAATGACCTTGCAAAACGGATGGAGACAGATGATGAGTAATATTGATATCGAGAAAACACAGGAGGAGGCTAAGAAAGCCTCGTTGCTCCCAGCACCGAGAGGATATCGGTTGCTGTGCGCGGTTCCTCATGTAGAGGAGGAATTTGAAGGTGGGATCGTCAAGGCTGAGGACACCAAGCGAACAGAAGAACTGACTACGGTTGTTCTTTTTGTCGTGAAGTTGGGTGACATGGCCTACAACGATAAAGATCGGTTCCCAACTGGGGCTTGGTGCAAAGAGGGGGATTTTGTCCTCACTCGACCGTACGCAGGTACCCGCGTGGTCATTCATGGCCGCGAATTCCGACTTATCAACGACGACAGTGTGGAAGCGGTGGTCGATGACCCCCGTGGTATCCGCCGCGCATAAGGAGTAATGACTATGAGTGACAGAGAAGAATTTAAATTCCCGGACGAACAGGAGGCAAAGGCTGCTCCTGAAAACGAGGAATTTAGCATCGAGGTAGTCGATGACATGCCTCCAGAGGATCGGGCACACGCCAAGCCGATGCCGAAGGAGATCGTTGAGAATCTGGAGAAGGATGAACTTGACCAGTATTCCGACGACGTAAAAGAACGCTTCAAGCAGATGAAGAAGGTCTGGAACGACGAACGTCGGGCCAAGGAGTCTGCTGCTCGTGAACGAGAGGAAGCCCTTAAGTTTGCTCAGGCTCAGATGGAGGAGAATAAGCGTCTCAAGCAGCGCCTTGGCGTTGGTGAGCGAGTCTTCATCCAAGAGGTGACTAAGGCTGCTAACACTGAGCTGGCTGTCGCTAAAGATAAACTTAAGCAAGCTTATGAGTCAGGCGATGCGGAGAACATTGCTACCGCGCAGGAGGCAATGACCGATGCCAAGCTGCGTTTGAAGCAGTACGAAAACTTCCGCCCCTCTTTACAAGATGAAGATACGCGTGTACAAGAAAACCAACAGGTAACGACACCACAAGCGCCTGCTCCAGCTATCGACCCAAAAGCCGATGCTTGGAAACGGAATAACACTTGGTTCGGTGTGGACGAGGAGATGACCGCCCTCGCGCTCGGCCTGCATGAAAAGCTGGTCAGGTCTGGAGTCGATCCGCGTAGTGACGATTACTACCAACAGATCGATGCGACGATAAAGAGGCGGTTTCCGGAGGCGTTCGAAGACGCTGAAGAGGAAACCAAACCTCAGAAGGAAGTGGCCAAAACCGCTGCCAAACCAAAGCCGTCCACAAACGTGGCTCCTGTGACGCGGGGAACCGCGCCTCGTCAAATTCGTTTGACAGCTACGCAAGTTGCTCTGGCTAAGAAACTTGGCTTGAGCAATGAACAGTATGCACGGGAACTCATGAAACTGGAGAACGACAATGGCTGAGAATCGTCTGCAACGAGAAGTTGAAAATAGAGATGCGGCACAACGCAAGATGTCTTGGACCCCGCCCCAGACGCTCCCCGAACCGGAGCCACAGGAAGGTTGGGTGTTCCGCTGGATTCGGACCAGTATTATGGGTCAAGCAGATCCCACTAATACGTCTGCAAAATTTCGGGAAGGTTGGGAACCGGTCAAAGCCGCTGAACAACCGAAACTGATGCTGCAAGCCGACCCCAATGGACGTTTTAAAGACAACATTGAGATCGGTGGTTTGTTGCTTTGCAAGGCTCCGGCTGAGCTAATGAAACAGCGTGACGGGTATTACACCCAGCAGGCTAAAGCTCAGATCCAGTCTGTAGACAACAACTTTATGAGACTGAACGACGAGCGTATGCCCCTCTTTAACGAGAGGAAAACAACGGTCTCGTTTGGTAAGGGTAAATAAATTCACTTTTAGGAGTATCAAATGGCTTATCCCACTGTTGATGCACCTTACGGTTTGAAGCCGGTCAATCTGATCGGTGGACTTCCGTTTGCGGGTGCTACGCGACAGATTCCGATTGGGAACAACTATGGCACTGCCATCTACAACGGTGACGTTGTGCAGTTGAACTCGTCGGGAAATGTCATCATCACGACCCTTCAGAACGATGCTTCCCCGATTGCGGGCATCATCGGTGTGTTCCTCGGTTGTTCGTACACGAACCCGACCACGAAGCAGAAGCTCTTCTCGCAGTACTATCCGGGAAGCGTTGCGGCTGACGACATCACGGCCTACGTTGCCGATGATCCGAATGCCCTCTTCAAGGTTGTGAACGTGACGAGCAACGTTGCGAACAGCACC